GTTACGTCACCTAAGCCGGGTACATTGATCGTTCCGTTGACTAGAACAACGTCAATAAATTCTTGCAAGATTTCTGACCAGTTTCCTGTAGGGCAGAAATCAATTGGAACATTCGGGAATGTTAAGGCTGGACTGGAATCTTGATTATCCATTGATTGAGTAGTCGTAATATCGTTCTGGGCAGCAGTTAATGTCTGGACACTCTTGATCGTTTTCTGGGCAGTCACCAATCGGAGAGTCTTCCAAATTCTTAATGTTTGCCATTATTCTTACTCTGTCCACTGTTGCTGCTCCTGTCAAGTTAATCTTTAATTGAAATTCACTTCCTTCGATTACTGGAATATCAGAAATGTAATTACATTCAGATGGATCGGGTGAGTTAAACTTGTATCTCTTGTAGGAGTCTCCTCCCCTGCGTGGATTGCATGGCGTTTTTAGAACGGGTGAACATGGGTTACACCCATAGGTTGTAGGAACTTTAAGCTCGCTCCAACATGGATAGGAGTCTGGTCTGAACTCAGCTTTGCTTGTTACCTCTCCTTTGATTTCAGATAGCCACATTTCTCCACCAGTGATCCGCTTCCTCAAAAACTTGTTCGATGCCCCACTTTGCGCGAAGTCATACCTTCCCGATGTGAAGAACGATTCGATTGCTTTAGTTCCATTAGCACCGAAATCACTTCCAGTAGAGTTAGTGAACTCATACAATCTATTCTTGTTGTCGTTATCGAATGAGAATCCAAATCCGCGCTTCTGACCAGCGATCAATGCAGATATCAGTTGAGTTGGTCTAAAGCCCGTCCAGATGCCATTCCAGCGAAAAGAAAGCTGTGCGTCAGGTGATGGTGAAGATGATTGGTCTAGGTCAAGAACTACCATTCCTCTGTGATACCTATTCAATCCTTCTACCCCTGCCGCCCGATAGGTTTCTGGTGCTACCGTACTGATAAGATAGTTATCGAAGAACATCGTAGAGGCAAACTGCTTCAGCCAAGGAGTATCATTTGATACCCACTTGTTCACTTCCCTAGATAGTTTGCGAAGCGAGAAGTATCTGGCAAATTCAGATTGGCTATTGGAATAGAACGCCCAACCATCGTGTGATCTAAACCAAAGTTCAGAGTTAGCTAAAGCTGTAGATGGTGATACGCATCCCCGTCCAAGCAAACTGATCGTCTGCATATTGGTTGTTGCCCACTGCGCTCTTGGGATACTGACATCCATTGCGAATGCTCCGTTAGCAGTTAGGATGACCAATGCACCTTGGGCGCGGAGGTTAGTTCCAATCTGTGGCATTACTTTCATGCCAGTAATATTCCCCATCATAGATGGAGTGGAGAACGCCCCACCCTCTGCCCAGTATCCGATCTCTGTGAAGTTCTCGGTATTCTTGGTATCGGTGAATCCTGCTCCGTAGATAATATCTGAAGCGTAGATTTGGTTAAGTCTATCCGTTACGAATACTCGCCCGAAAGCATACTCCATGATAGTACCAATCGGCATCTTCTTCAGATATGGATTCAGCCTATACGCTGGTACGCTCAAGTCTCCGTCCCACGCAATCGCATTCTGGTATCCGTTCTGGATGTACACTCGATCTTCAGCTTGCACGAAGAATGTGTGCATCATGCCGGGGTCATTCCCTCCGATGATCTTGTAAGCGTAGGCTATATTGTTTACTACCTTTAGGAAGTAGATCACCCCAGATACCGATAGAAGAATCCCATCGTTAGTATTTAAGTTAGTTGCCCGATAGGGATATGAGCCTTGGAAGCTACCATTCTGAATATCGTTAACGATAGTCGATGGTTGTCCTTCCCCTGCTACGATTGGGATGTTACGGATGCTCGGTCTTGTTCTGTTAATACCTCCTCGGAATGTCCTATTAACAGACTCTGCCACCATTGATGGAGGCAAATACGATGGGTGAGTATCTGCGTCTTGCGCTACGATACTTGTAAAACCATCAAAGACTGATCCATCTGCTGGCATTAGCTAGGATTAATTTCAAGTAGCGTTAGCGAGATTTTATTTGAACCACCTAATATTGATCCGGTATTTGTCTTATTAATATAAAGAATCCCCGCATCAGGCCCAGTTCGTATAGAATATGTTGTTGCAGATGTAGTGTTTGGCGAATCAATAAATTGAAATGCAACTAATGATGAATAATTAATATATCTTACCCATGTTGCATCAATTGCATCTGCTACGCTTCCCCTAAATACAGCAACAACAGTTTGAACACTTGTTGAAGAAGAGTCTCCGTTGAGTGAAACAATCCCAAGGATTTTAGATGTAGTTTTAGTTGGAGTAATACTTCCAGTAATAATTTGCTGACCTTCTCCATTTTGAGGAGTTGAATTATCAAATGGAATGACATTAGTAATTTCAAATTCAGTAGATGATTCGTAGAACTTTGCATTCAGTACAGTTCCAGCAGGAAGATCATCTGATACAATAGCTCCGAATCCAAGCACACTACTGCTCCTGCGAAGAAATCGCCCGTCTGCACCAGCAACAATATCGGCTGGTACTCCAGTTGAGTTTGCGCTTCTTCCGATAACAGAAAGGGCGGCAGAGTCACGGAGTTTTGCGCTGGTTACCGCTTCATTTGCGATCTCTAATGTGTTTACGGCATTGTCCGCAATCTTTGCTGTGGTTATTGCATTGTCAGCGATCTTTGCAGTTGTGACATTTACATCAGCGATCTTCGCGGTTGTGACAGCCAAATTATTTATCTTTGCTGTAGTTACTGCGCTATCTGCAATGTAGGCCGTTTGCACTTGATCAAACTCCACAATCCCAGTAGATGATTTAGCTAGGACAGTATTGTTAGCTCCATTTGTCCAAGCCAGATTGGTTGCGCCATCAGTCTTCAAGACTTGCTGGGTAGCTGGAGTCTGGATGGTCTTCTGACAAGCAGCAGAGTCTTCTACTACCAATCGTTTACCATTAGCTGTTGTTTCTAGTGGCTCACACAGCAACGGATATTCTGAATCGCAGGGCGGGCAAGGTGTGCAAGGTGTGCAGAGGCTCATAGTTTTTGTAAGATTATTGCTATTGTTATTACTAGTAGCGAAGGAATTGTCAAGTCTGCAAGTATCGCTTTCAGCGTCCAGTATTTTGGATTCAACCCACCCAACACACTCATATCTTTCCTCAACTTGCTTTCAGATGATTCAATGTTCCGATACTCGGCTTGAGAAATCTCCCTGCCAGCAAAGAAGAATACACCCGCAATAGCTCCGATAAACGGATTCTTTGTCAGAGCATATCCAATTCCTTGAAACGCAAGGCAGATTAAGATATGAGAAATGTTGAGATAGTTTTTCAACTTTTAATTATTTAGCTTCCAATTCAGCTACTTTAGCAGATAGTTCTTGAACCGCTTTGATCAAAGGAGCGATCAGTTCTCCGTAACCGATAGTCATTACGGCATCTCCACCTTTGATTGTGTTATCTTGGAATCCACCAAAATCAATTCCAGTTTTTTCGATAACAGCTTTCAATTCTTGAGCAATCAACCCATGATGGAATCGTGTTCGTTTTTTACTTCCATCATGTACAAGATTTTTCAATTGTGAATCTTCTCTCCATTTTTTGAAATCTTGTTTATACTTGTTAATCTCGTCTTCTGTTGCATCAATAGATGGTGACTCTGGTGGCAATTCACGATAGTCTTCGCGGAAATCCCATTTGTAATCAACTGGTCGAAGTGCTTTGATAAAATCAAGCCCAAGAACAGTGTCACGAATTTCTGTTTTATCACGCTCGTCAGACCAAGCATTTGTTTGGCAAGTAACGCTTGTTATAGCGGTATTTCCGATTCTAATTGTATTTGATCCAGTTGGTTGTGCATTGAATCCAAACGCACCAGCATTTGAGAATGTTGTGGCGGTAATTAGTGCATTTGCACCAACGGCAGTGTTTTGTATTCCAATTGTGTTGGCTTGGAGTGCGTTTGTTCCAACTGCTACGTTGTTAGCTCCACTTATGTTTTGTTGTAGTGCGTTTACTCCAACGGCAGCGTTGTTAGCTCCATTTTCGTTGAATTCTAGTGCGTTTACTCCAACTGCTACGTTGGAGTTTCCACTTATGTTTTCATCCAGCGCACTACGACCAACTGCGGTGTTGTTATCTCCAATTGTGTTGGACTGTAGTGTGTTTAGTCCAATTGCTACGTTGGAGTTTCCAATTGTGTTGGAATCTAGTGCGAAAGTGCCAACTGCTACGTTGTTAGCTCCGCTTGTGTTGAGCACCAGTGTGTTTAGTCCAACTGCTACGTTCTGGTAGCCATCTACGTTTGCATCTAGTGCTTTCACTCCAACTGCTACGTTGCTATATCCAATTGTGTTTGCATCTAGTGCATTTAGTCCAAGTGCAGTGTTGTTGATGCCAGTTGTGTTGGAGTTAAGTGAGCTACGTCCAAAAACAGTATTACTGTCAAAATTACCTGCTCCCCTTCCTGCGTTAATTCCATTGATAAGGGTGTCTTTGTCGAGGTTGACTACATTAGTTGTTGCTTTAGTTAGTGGCATAATATTATGTTTTCTGATTTAGTTTGTTTTTTTGTTAAGCTATTGATAGTGATACTATCGTTATTTCTGATCCCGATGGTATCGGTGTTGAAAAAGTTAAAGTCCTTGGGATGATATTGTCAATTGTGTAATTTGTTGATTTTTGGTATACTCCATCTACATGAACCAAGTATGCTGGTGCTAGTATACTTAATCCTCCTGTGATTGCAAATACTGTTTGAATTCCGTCTCCAGTATATGCCCATGCATTTCCAAAATTTGTTGGAGGCAATGCTCCTGTCGCACCAGTCGCACCAATGCCCGTAGCTCCCGTAGGTCCAGTCAATCCAATTCCTGTGGCTCCTGTTGCACCATCAATGCCAGTGGCTCCCGTTAAACCAGTCAATCCAATGCCAGTTGCACCAGTCGCGCCAATGCCAGTCGCTCCAGTCAATCCAATGCCAGTCGCTCCTGTCGATCCAGTTGCTCCGCCGGGTGAGCCAGTTGCACCTTGGATTCCGTTTAAAGAAATAATAACAATTTGTGATCCAATTGGAACAGCAGATGTAGTAGTGAGCGTGTTTGCAACTATGGAATAATTAACTGGGTCTTGCGTTACACCATCAATGCACACTAAGTATCCAAGAGGGTTATTAGTAGTATTCCCTGTAATATCAAAATTTGTATCATTATTGCCAGCGTAAGCCCAACGAACACCTCCGAATGGCCCAGCACTCCCTGCCACTCCTGTAGCACCTGTAATTCCGCTAAGTGATGTAATTACAATTGTTGATCCAGCGGGTACTGGAGATGACATTGTGAGAACATATGGAAATCCAGATGCAATTGAATAATCGTTAGGGTCTTGAGTTACACCATCAATGTTTACTGAATAACCAAGAGGATTTGTTGCTGTTGCTCCAGTAATGTTAAAAGCAGTATCATTGGAACCAACATAAGCCCATCGCTGACCACCAACTGGCCCTGCATTTCCTTGTGGCCCAGTCGCACCAGTCGCTCCACTTCCAGTTGCACCGCTTGCTCCGATCCCCGTGGCTCCTGTGGCTCCGATTCCAGTTGCTCCTGTGGGGCCTCCAGATGGGCCAGTAGCTCCAGTTAAGCCAGTTGCTCCAGTAATTCCTTTGATTGATACTATTACAATTTCCGATCCAGCAGGAACTGGAACTGACATAGTAAGAGTGTATGGGTTCGATGGATGGGTTTGTTGGACTGTATAGTTATCTGGGTCTTGAAGAACACCATCAATACCTACAATGTAGGATGCTGAGATTGTTGTTCCTGCGCCGGGAATATCAAAAATAGTTTGACTGCCATCTCCGATATATGCCCAACGACGATTGCCATCTTCTTGTAATTGAAAGCAAGCAGAGTTTGCCGCCTCAACTGCGATACGAGCATAGTAAGCTGCGCGATCCGCAATCGCATTTACTGCGGACTCACTTGGGCCACACGGATTGCATTTTGAACTTCTGGAATTTCCGCAACTCATAATATATTTATCGTTAACGATAGTTTGGGTTTAGTCAAGCGTTTTTATGCTGTAGAAAGAGAAACTACAACAAGTATACTTCCGCTTGGCACAGTTGAAATTGTTAATGTCCTTGGAGAGACATTGTTTATTGTATAGTTTGCTGGAGCTTGAAGGACTCCATCTATCTGAGCAATGTATAGAGCAGAAACTAAACTACCACTTGTATTTCCAGTAAGCGTCCAAGTGGTTGTTGACCCGTTACCAGTAAATGTCCACACGCTACCAGCGTTGGATGTAGGGATTACCCCTGTTGCTCCTTGTGGCCCTGTTGCTCCCGTAGAACCTTGTACACCTTGGATACCAGTAGCTCCTGTGCTTCCTGTGGAGCCTTGACCGCCAGTTACGCCAGTAGACCCCGTACTTCCAGTAGCACCTTGGCCTCCGACTACACCCGTTGCTCCTGTGCTGCCTTGAATCCCTTGAATGCCTGTCGCGCCTGTGGAACCTTGCGATCCAGTTAACCCTGTAGAACCAGTGGCTCCTTGAACACCTTGACCTCCAGTAACCCCCGTTGCTCCAGTGCTTCCTGTGGAACCCTGTATACCCTGTACTCCTTGGATACCAGTAGCCCCTGTGGAACCAGTACTGCCTTGTCCACCAACAACGCCTGTAGCACCAGTTGTTCCAATTACGCCAGTCGCGCCTGTTGAACCTGTAGGGCCAACAACGCCTGTAGCTCCAGTGCTTCCTGTGGAACCTTGCCCTCCCGTAACTCCAGTTGAGCCTGTGCTACCAGTCGATCCTTGAATACCTTGAATCCCTTGGATACCCGTGGCTCCTGTCGATCCTTGTCCTCCAACAACACCAGTTGAGCCTGTTGGGCCAGTCGATCCCGTAGCTCCTAATCCAGTAGAACCAACTCCACCAGTGAGTCCAGTTGCTCCGCGAGGGCCAACCATCCCAGTAGCTCCATCTGGGCCGATTGGGCCTTGTTGTCCTGTAGCCCCTGTAGCACCAGTTGACCCGATACCAGTAGAACCTTGTAGTCCTGTAGCTCCTTGCTGACCAGTCAACCCTGTGCTTCCCGTAGCCCCGCGCAATCCAGTAGCCCCTGTAGTTCCGTTAATGCCAGATAACCCAGTAGCACCAGTGGCTCCCTCGCCCGTTGCACCCGTAGCCCCTGTTGGCCCCCCAGATGGCCCAGTAGACCCTGTAATCCCAGTCGCGCCTGTGGCTCCTAATCCAGTAGCACCAGTGGCTCCGCTTGCCCCAATAGCTTGTTGAGCGAGACACGCTGAATACGCCGCACTTTTAGCGGATTCTTTAGCTGACCTCGCATAAGAGGCAACTATAATAGTCTCGTTGCAATTGCTCATAGTTTTATCGTTAACGATATTTTAAAATCCGTCAAATGTTTTCCACTAATAGATAGGGAATTGTCTTTTGGTTGTATCTAGTCATTTCTGAATAGACGAGATTGATGAACCCTTCCCATTGTGGCGGGTAGATCGTTTGGCAACCCAGCGACGATGTGCTGTTGTATCCTCCCCGATGTATGTTAATAGCGATTCCCATATCATCCCCAACCCCATCCCGCATGACTGGCAGTTCTTCTTTTGGGTTAGAAGGTCGAAGCGCAGGGTAGCCGCCTCCGGGTTTACTAATGCCATGATTCCCCTTACGGAACCGATGAATGCCCGTTTTGAGAACCGCAATACCTTTCTTATGAACTGACGGATCAGTATTCGCATTGAAAGTAGCATGAACAGAAGGAGATAAAAGTATAATCGCATCATCGTAGATACCTCTTTGATTGCCTGATGGAGCGAATGTTTCGGAGTAGTATCCACGGATTCCGACAAGTGCAACACGATCAACGATTCCCGATTTGATTACCATCGAGAGCGTCTTCTCCTTTGCTTGCTGCGGTCGGGAGTTTGGAACCATTAGCCTTTACGAACTACATTGATTAATCCAACAAGCCCTAGTCCTGCGACGATGATAGACTCTTGGAGTTCTGGTTCGATCTTAACCCCAACTGCAATAGCAATTAGGATCAACCCGCGCCATGTCGAGTTCTCACTCAGTTTTTCGAGTAGTGTAGTTAGTAGGTTTTTCATTTTTTAAGTCCTTTAATTTCTGGGAGTTCGTAACATAGTGTACCGTAGTCTGTTTTGAAACATACACTAGGTGTTTTAAACCCAGCGCATCCAGTTAAGAATGCCATGCCCAAGAAGATAAACGATAATAATATCATTGCTACTGCTATTTGTTTTGGTTTCATTTTTTGAATATTTGTTTTGACATATAGATGCAAGTAAGGATACCAGCAATAATACTGATTATCCCACCCGTCATTCTAATTGACGTTTCTATTTCTGGTAACATTGAAATTATAAATCCTGTTGTCGATATGACAGTACCCATTAATCCGTGACTTGTTGCGTTATCGTTCATTTTAATTATGGGCCAACAATTACATATAGTGTGTTTGGGTCTGGAGTCACAATTAGATTGTATCCAGTTTCCGTGATTTCTACAAGATTGGTCAGTTGTGTTGCCCCTGTTAGACCAGTAATATCTGAGAGAACAATATTTGCTGGCGTAACTCCCGTGGCTCCAGTTGCGCCAGCATTACCTTGAATACCAGTTGCTCCAGTCGCTCCAGTTGCGCCCTGCAATGCGGGAGACAAAGAAGTAACAACTTGTGCAATATTACTATCCTCAAAGTGCATTGTCATTGTTCTACCGCCAAGATTAAGCGCGTAAAATTTAACTACAATTCGATCT